AAAAGCTGAAGATTTAAAAAGAACTAATTTATCTACATTTTTATCACCGACTAGACCTAATGTGCCGTTGAGTGAATTAAAAATACCAGAGCCAGTTTCGGGTTCTACATTAGGCAATATAGATGTAACTAATCCAGCCAATGCTTTTTCATTAGGACTAAATCCATCTGATATAGCAATAGCACAGAGAGCAAGAGGTAGACAGTGAACATAGAAGAGCTAAGAGAAACCCTTAAGGTAGACGAGGGAAATGTAAAATCCATATACCTCGATCACTTAAATTTACCTACCACGGGGATTGGTCACCTTATAACAGAGTGGGATGAAGAGTACAACAAACCAGTTGGAACACCAGTATCAGAAGAAAGAATTAATGAATTATTTGATAAAGACGTAAAAGTAACCATAGACGAGTGCGAACAATTATTCGATAACTTTCAAGATCTGCCAGAAGAAGTAAAACAAATATGCGCCAATATGATGTTTAATATGGGCAGACCTCGTTTGAGTAAATTTTTGAAGTTTCGTGAAGCTATTAAAAATAAAAACTGGAAAGAATGTGCCGTCCAAATGGAAGATTCGAGATGGCACAAGCAGGTAACCAATCGCGCAAATAGGTTAATCTCTCGTATGAATGCTGTTGATAGCACCTAATCCAAGACTAGTAACCTTAGTTTTATATTTACTATATTCTTCTTTATCAAACTCTTGATCAATCATAAGACTTAATTGTTGCCTAATGTTTCTTCTTTGATGCTCACATATTTTAACCAGTTTATCATAACTCTTACGATCTAAACCAACAGACTTGTATTTTGAAATATCTGTCATTATACTACCTCCATGACCCATACATACCCATTTATACCCAAAAAAAGTAGAACAAGCAACAATAAGTATTTTGCAAAAAAAACTATTGCTATGGGTTTAAAGTTTGATTCTAGGTGGGAGGCAGAAAGATGGGGACAACTTAAAGCTATGGAAAGAGCTGGTGTTGTGACAGAATTAGAACGTCAAATTAAATATGAATTAACTATTAATGATGTAAAAATTTGTAGTTACATAGCTGATTTTAGATATTTACAACAAGAAGAAGATGAGTTCTCAAGACTTATAGTTGAAGATGCAAAAGGTGTGCTGACACCTGAGTTTAAGCTTAAAAAAAAGCTGATGAAAGCCATACATAATATAGACATTCTTCTGTCATACAAAAAAAAATGATAGTTTAGGTATTGACATTGTTGTAATGATGTCTATATTAACCCTTGCAAGTAGAAATTTAAACGAAAGTGAGGTTAGTATGGAACAGAATTTCTATGATATGAGTGATCACGAACTTTTACAGGCAAAGTTGTCTATAAAACGTGAGATTGATCGCCACAAAAAGAGAATGGAAGAGCTTAACGGCTATCTTAATGAAAGATACTTTGGTATTGCCCGTGATGATTTGCAGAGACAAGGCAAAGATTTCGGTACAACTACAGTATTTTCTGATCAGGAAGATAAAGTTAAGGTTTCCATTGCTAAAAAAGTAACATGGGATCAGCAAGAACTTCGTAATGCTTTCGATAGTATGAACTCTGATGATGCTAGACACTATGCAAAAGTCACATACTCTGTTGACGAGAGGAAGTATACAAATGCTCCTCCAGCTATAGTAGAAAAGCTTCAACCAGCTAGGACTGTCGAGCAAGGTACGATTAATGTTGATCTTGTACAAACAGAGGAGGCTTAATTGGCTTTAGAAATAATAACTGCCGAACAACGTATGGCAGAAAAACGAGGTCATAAGATGGTCATCTGTGGTCAAAGTGGTGTGGGCAAGACAACTCTTGCCCGAACCCTTGATCCTGATAAGACTTTATTTATTGATCTTGAGGCAGGTGATACTGCCATTAAGGATTTTCCTATTGATGTGATACGTCCAAAGACATGGCAAGAGTGTCGTGATTTTGTGTGTTACATCGGTGGTATAAATCCATCTCTGTCAAGAGAGCCATATGATGCCATTCATTATGAAAGAGTGATGCAGGAATTTGGAGACAAACTTGTGAGAATGAATAAGTACGATACTATTTTTGTTGATAGTATTACTGTCGCAGGTCGTTTGTGCTTTCAATACTGTATGTCTCATCCCGATAATATTACAGAAAGATCAGGTAAAGTAGATACTCGTTCTGCCTATGGTATGCACGGAAGGGAAATGATGGCATGGCTAACTCATTTACAACATATTAGAGATAAGAATGTCATATTAGTCGGCATACTTGACTCTAAGGTAGATGACTATGGTCGAACCAACTACGAGTTACAAATCGAAGGCTCTAAGACTGCACGAGAACTACCAGGCATCGTTGATGAAGTTATTACAATGACAGTCATGGGTGGTACAGATGGAGTGCAACCATATAGAGCTTTTGTTTGTCAAACTCTAAACGAATGGGGTTACCCAGCTAAAGACAGATCTGGAAAACTTAATGTGGTTGAGGAGCCACATCTAGGCAAGCTTGTCCAAAAGTTAAACGGATCAATAGAGAAAAAGGATTTAACATTCGTTAATCCACAATCACAACCAACACAGGAAGGAGAAGTACAGTGATTGATTTAAATAATATTGAAAGTGGGGGTGGTTCTGATTTTGAACTTATTCCTGATAGCACTATTGTAAGAGCAATTATTACTATCAAACCTAATGCAGTGACTATGCCTGAATTTAGTAATACACCTATATTTAAGGCTTCACAAAGCACGTCAGCTAAGTGGCTTGAGGTTGAATATACCATCATAGGTGGTCAATTCGATAAACGTAAGTTTTGGCAAAATCATTTTTTTGATGGTGATGCTAAAGACGATAGTGGTGTATCTAAGTCCAAAAAGATTGGATTGCAGTGGTTAAAGTCTGTGGTTGAAAGCCACAATAATATCTCTGCTTTAGATGCTTCAGCACAAGCTCAAGCAGTTAGGCAAATCGATATGCAGAAAGGTGGAGTTGCATCCATCAATGGCATGAATGTTTGTGTCAAGATCGGCATTGAGAAATCAAACGATCCTATGTATTCTGATAAGAATAGATGTAAGATCATCTTAACTCAAGGCATGGAAGGATACATTCCCAATGGTTCTGCACCAACTGTTACACCATCACAACCACAGACACCACAAGCAAGTGGTACTGTACCTGATTGGGCTAGGTAATGATGGCAGGCATAGCAAGGGCTAACTGACCTTAGTCTACTTGCAAGTCGCTTGGGTAGTGCGATGCCCTAAAACTACCCACCATTTATAGCCAATGAGGGAAAGATGATTTTAAGACCATATCAAGAGATAGCAGTACAAGATGCTTCTAATGCTTTAGACAAGCATAAGAATACGATTGTTGTTGCACCAACGGGTGCAGGAAAAACAATTATGCTATCTGCATTGATTGGCAAACGATACAAAAAAGGCAAAAAGATTTTAGTATTGCAACACCGAGACGAGCTTGTTGGACAGAACAAAAACAAATTCTCTCGTGTTAATCCAAAAATATCTACGTCTATCGTAGATGCTTCAGAAAAAAATTGGGATGGTAGCACAGTATTTAGTATGGTGCAGACACTATCGAGACCGAACAATTTGGATAATATGTCCAAAGTAGACATGATGGTAATAGATGAAAGTCATCATGCAATAGCCGATACATACATGAGAATTATCAATAAGGTTAAGGAAGCCAATGAGTCCGTAGAGATTGTTGGCTTTACTGCTACACCTAATCGTGGAGACAGAAAAGGTCTCAAGGGTGTGTTCAATAACTGCTCTCATCAGATTGAGATAGCTAACCTTATACGAGAAGGTTTCCTTGTACCACCGAAGACATTCGTCATTGATGTCGGGGTACAGAAAGATTTACAAAATGTTCGTAAAACTGTGTCAGATTTTGACATGGGACAAGTCGAGCAGATTATGAACAAACGTGCCATCAACGAGAAGATTGTTGAAGAGTGGCAGGAAAAAGCAGGTAGTAGAAAGACAGTTATATTCTGTAGCACAGTTAATCATGCACAAGATTTATGTGATGAGTTTAGAAGATCGGAAATCCGTGCAGAGATTGTAACGGGTGAAACACCATCAGCAGACAGAAAACAAATACTACATGATCTTGAACATAGTGACGTACAAGTTGTAGTCAATGTTGCAGTATTAACAGAAGGCTTTGATGCTCCACCTGTTAGTTGTATTGTGCTTACAAGACCATGCTCATACAAATCTACAATGGTGCAGATGATTGGTCGTGGACTACGAACAATAGATCCAGAAGAGCATCCAAACGTAATTAAGAAGGACTGTATTGTATTAGACTTCGGAACAAGTGTCTTGACACATGGATCGTTGGATGAGGGTGTTGATCTCGATGGTAAAGAAAAGATGCAACAAGGATCAGGACCTGAGAAAGTTTGTCCTAATTGTAAGTGTCTTATACCATTAAGTGTTCGTGTTTGTCCTATGTGTGGACATGAGATTGAAATGCAGGCTAAAGAACTGCTTGAGACATTTGACATGACAGAGGTTGATCTTATTGACAGATCACCATTTAGATGGATTGATTTATTCAATAATGGCAGGTGTATGTCAGCTAGTGGATTTAATGGATTTGGTTTAGTAGCACATTTAGATGACGTTTCCGTAGCATTAGTCAAACGTACAAGAGGTAAACTTAGAGTTGTGGGCATTGGAACCAAAGAACAAGCTTTGGCTTCTGCTGACGATTTTTTAAGGCAAATAGAAGATAGTGATGGAGCCAAGAAAGGTAAGAGATGGTTAAATCAAGGTATGACAGATAGACAAAGAGAAGCTTTGGCAAGAGAGAACAAGATCGTAAGTCAATTGGATCTTAGTTTTAGTAAATATAAAGCGGCGTGTTGGTTGAATTATTTGTGGAACAAGAAACAAATAGATGGCAAAGTTTCAGATTATTACGAAGGAGATGAGAATGGAGCGTAGTGAAGCATTAAAAAAAGCTGAAGAGTTGATTAATGGATCAAGAGCAAGAACATATGGAGATGCTTTTGAAACACATGAATCTATGGCTAAAATTATGAACGTATTGCTTGCACATAAACTAAAATTAGATCTTACATTTGAAGATATGTACAAGTTTTTTATAGTTGGGAAATTAGTAAGAGATAGAAATAATGCCGAAAAGAAAATAAAACATATGGACAATCCCATAGATGTGATTGGATTCGCTGCTTTGTGGGCAGAGGGTAAAAGTCAAGCTGATCAAGGCACAAAAAATGGCAAAAATTAACGTGGATTATCAACTCAATATGAAGTCTAAAAGTAGTGAAGAGTATGTTCGTGAAGGTAAAATAGTGATACCAATTTTTTTAGATCAAGATAATGATCATGTCTTAGATCACATTGATACATATATTGAGAAAGCTATTGAAGACATAGAAGATGAGTTGTTAGGTGGCACTATAGTGGCTGAGTTTTTAGGAACCAGTCATTATTTTGATTTTATAGTAATGGAAGAAGGAGATAAAAGATGGACGAACCTAGCTCTGGGAACAGACACAGTACACTAAAAAAACTTTCCGAACAATTTGCAAAAATAGGTTGGGATAAAAAATTGCTACATTTGACACAGGACGATGCTCTTGCCATAATTGATGCCATTCAATCAGCTAATGGAGTCAGCAGTGGCGTTCTCGACCTTAATCCAAACTCAAACATACTCGAAGATGACGAAATACCCTTTTAAGATGTTAGAGCAAGAAATATCAAATATAATAGATAAAGCTATTGTTGATCGGAACAAAAAGGTCAAGAAAAGAACTTACATTGGTGCTTCTACTTTAGGAGATTCCTGTTCTCGTAAGATACAATATCGTTACATGGGTCAGCCGATTGATGACAATCGGGATTTTGATGCCAAGACTTTACGTATATTTCAGTTTGGTCACGAGATAGAATTTAGTGTAGCTGGATGGCTTAGACAAGCTGGCTTTGATCTACGAGTGGAGGACAAGAATGGCGAACAATTTGGTTTTAGCATAGCAGAAGGTCAGATCAAGGGACATATAGATGGTGTCATATGTGACGGACCTTTGGAGACACAGTATCCAATGCTATGGGAATGTAAGTCAGCTAATGATAAAAAGTTTAAAGAGTTTCAAAATAAAGGTGTATCAATAGCCAATCCTGTGTATGCAGCACAGGTGGCTTTGTACCAAGCTTATATGCAATTAACAGACA